CATTACATGTTTAACCCCAAGTTCGACGTACAATCGGATGAACATTTCGGTACAATTACAGGATTACATGTAAAAGATAAATCAGACGCAGATATCTTAAATTTTGTACTGGATTTGACGTCTAGGACAAACGCAAAAGTCCCTGGAAATCAGGATGGCATTTTATGTTCCAAAAGGTTGTTAACCGCCATCAATAGAGCCATTGCGGTACCTATCGCACGAACCTATAGTAGTCAATTAGCCTATGGCGCAACCAGCGGGACCCTCACTCCTGATATTATCTTTTCTCAGCTATTAGACATCAATTGTGATAAAACGGTATCCGGATACCAGTGTGATGAAAAATATACCTCCACGGGTAGCACTTCCATTGGAGAAATATTGGATGTCTGGAACTCGAAAACGGGGGAACGAAGAAGTACCTTTATTGGAGACCGGATATATGTACAAACCTTAATGGATGTTTTCGATGTGATTGAAAATATATTATATGTATTAGGCAATACACCAGACCATTATGGTGTCTTACATCCTATACTTAGTCATGATTTTATAACACGATTTGGTGAGGCAGACGAAGCACTGAATCCTCATCAAATCCATTTGTTAGGACTTTTCATATCGGATTGTCCAATGACAAGAGACAATCAACAAAATTTTCCAAACGAATACATTATAAAACTGTCCGATTTTAACGATAAACCTACGCGTAGAAATCTGTTTAGACGCCCTCATACTGCATGTCATGCTAGAGTCTACTATAAAACAGTGACTCATCCATCTACGTTGGGATATAGAAGACTGGAATGGTTCCCCTCTGATGGGGGCGAACCCACGGTTATCTTGAATAAAGGAATCTATGATAGTTTACCCCGACCAGAACGGGTAGCAAGACGATTGAGTATGGGTGGAGGCTCAGAAGAGGAAAAGATGAAGAAGATTTCTGAAATTATGAAGAAACTCATACCGCCTGACTCATCCGTAAAAAAAGTAGACCAAGAAATCAAGGAGTTTTATGCTAGAGATTCGGGTACCATTCAAGACGTAGATATGGAATTCTTAAACAAAAACATGTTGGATGCGACGAATGTCTCTTTAAAACAAATACAAGAAGTTGAACCTATGGAAGCCAAACATAATCATGTGCCTCTTATCTTCAAGGAGTCATTCTCGAAGGTGTCCTTTCACGAGGCAAAATCGATAAAGCCCTTTTCTAAGAAAATGAATCATAGAAATAACAAGAATAGGAATACTAGGAAGATGAATAGCAGGAATAGGCATAGAGCGTCCATCCGGTCAGTTATCCCGGCATGAAGCTAGAGATTATAGCCGAATGTTATTTGTATACATTAAATAGCATATTAGAAAAGAAACAATAATATCTACTGTGTAATGTGTTCTGGTTAATAATATAATCACTACATTGATAAAGTTTAACAAAATAAGGACAGGTATACTTATGATACTGTACTTATTCAAGAGCAATGTTAAGACAAATATCATCGCAATATGTCCGCTAAATATTTTATCATGACAACCGCCGTTCATAAAAGCAGTGAATGGGTTAAATACGCAAGTACTTGATTTTGGTAACACTGTAACTAATGTAAAAATACTTCGAACAAAATAAATAGGAATAATATATGCTGCTAACTCGAACACAATCAACACACTATGGGATAGTTTCAATAATATAAACAAGAAAACAAACAAACCATATAGGTTTCCAATCCATTCATATTTTTCATAATTCGGTAAATATTTATGACAAATATCGTATAATCGGGAAGTAGTATGATAATGACCCTTTCCAATCTTATCTATAAACATTTGAACAATATGAGAATACAATAAAAAGGCTAGTGTGCCTATAATAATTCTGGTTTTATCGATAGCACCCTTATTATCCATATATGAATCAAATATTTTATATACCCATCTATGAGATTACACACTCCTGTTATGAGTATGAGGAATTTACTTTTAAACATCCACTGTTAAAGGTAGATGCAACCTATATTATACACTTGGTAGGTAATGGAAGATACGAGTCTATTCTGAGACAATTACAAACCTATCCAATCTCAAAAAAGGTATACATTGTCTTAAACCGAGGGTATAAAAAATGTAAAAAGGACACTTCTATCACAAAACCACGCTTAGATTTAGTAGACGCATATCTAAATGTATTTAAACACGCGAAAGATAAAGGGTCTATTTTAATTCTTGAAGATGATTTTATGATGGATGATAAAATTCTGGACCCCTTCCATCGAAAGCATGTAAATCGGTTCATGGATAAAAAAAAGAGGAAGCTTGTATTTATTATATTGGAGCAATACCGGCATTATTGTTGCCTTATGATTCTTATCATTATAGAGCCGGAATTGTATCAGGTACTCATTCTATTATCTATAATAAACCTTTTCGAGAGAAATTGAAGAACGATACTATGAAAATAGACGATTGGGATGTAAATTTATGGCAATATACAAGATATGTCTATTATACCCCTTTATGTTATCAACTGATTACAGAGACAGAAAATTCTAAACACTGGGGAGACCATAACCCTCTACTTTATTTAGGGTGCGTAGTTGCTAGTAGTATGTTCAAATTGATTCAGCTAGATACATCGACCACCGCTTATTCGTTTATCTATTTCATGTCCAAAGTATGGATATGGATTTTTTCATTTTATGCCTAATTTTCATTTTATGCCTAATCTACAAAAGATTTTTGTAGTAAAATGAAAAAAATTTGTCTACGATACTTGGGATAGAACTTATAAAATTAGGATAGTAGGTTTCGACAATGGTCTCATTGTAAGGATAGAATATTTGATACATGGATATTTCAACAAAAAATCCCTCTTCTGGATTTATATGTCTAGATAGCTGACGGAGGATTTGTTCATATCTTGACTTTTCATGTTGCTTTATATCTGTTTTGCTGACAGAATAAATTCCAAATTGGCTTAAATAATGTAAATCCTCTTTAAAATAGGTGTCATACCATTTACCAAAGGGTCTCACAGGACTTACGCCTACGTCTACGCGAGCATTCCCGTTACTCGAATTTATATAAGTTTTTTGTCCGTAATGGTAGAGTAGTTTATTGACATATGGAATACAAGGTAAACTGATACAGGCCTCGTTGTATTTTATAATATGATTCAACATGTGCTTTGCGGATTGTTTTTTATAGTCTAGGTCGAGAGAACCTGGCAAAAATATATTGATATCACTTAAATTTTCATAATGGGTTACAATGTGATGAAAATAGGTTTGTAAATCTCTACCTACGTTTTTTAATTTTATGATTCGTACCACATTTTTTTTTTCGAAGTTTTCGTCTTCTCCTTTGTTATACACCGTATATTGAAATTGATTAAAGGGTTCCTCCAATGTCCATTTTAAATCTTCTTTGTATCGTGCGATAACAATCGTGGTTGTCTTCTTTTTTGTCGATTTGGATTTAGGTTTAGGTTTACATAAATAGTAGACTAACAGAACAACCAGAAGGAATATACATAAAACGAATATCCCGCTAACTGTATTGTATTTAGGGACCTTAGAGAGTTTAGGTGCTTTAGGCATTATATAATCAGATTAAAATAATTGTATAATGCTGGAAGAATGCTCCAAAGAGATTTGAACTGTCTGGAATAGGTAAGAGACTTCGTTTCGTTTGTTCAACCTATCCACGAAACAATGACGTGTTTATTTTAGAATCCTATTATAATGCTCACGACCGAGGAACTGAAAACTTTTGTAAAAAACAACAATATTTTAGGCTATGCCGTGGCCATGATTGTGGCGCTCACGCTTAAGGACATGATTGCTGCCTTTATCGGGAATTTATTGGTGCCTGGCATCAATGTTTTTTTGATAGGCCTTCAGATTAAATCATTTAGCAAATACTTACCGGGCGGAGAGAAGGTGGATTTGTTACCCGTCATCAAGTCCTTTTTAACCTTTCTTTTGACTTTTCTCGTGGTCTATTTGACCATTACCTTATTGTTCCAGTCCTGGGTTGTCGTACAAAAAATAGACCCTTAATATAATGTACTGGGTTTATGTATTTCTGTTGGTGGTCATTTTCTACATAACGTATTGCTATTTTGATGCGAAATGTAAACAATGTGAAGGGTTATGTCTTTCACAAGGAACCTGCGTTCCTCGATAGGTCGATTAGACTAATTTTGCTTGAGTAATGCCCACGACGAATAGCAAGCCGGTACCCATGATAATGAGTAGATAACCAATGTAATCATTCATCTGTTTCTTGCTTACAGCGTTAATGCTGACGTCCAAAATATCCATGTTGTACACAATTAAACCCAACACGATAAGAATCACGCCTAAGACCATAAGAATCATCAATAAATTGGGCATACTCGACCCCCCTGTTAAACAACTACTACAACCTCCGCGAGCCATTATATATAGACCCTTTAAAAAAAATTGATTCTATTTTATCGAGGATAGCGCTCAATAAAATGGATTGCTCCGTCTGTTGCGAGAAAATGGCCAAGTCGGTGGACTGTGTGTGCGGGTTTAGTTGTTGCCGGACCTGTATTCGAACCTATTTGTCAGAACAAATTCAAGACCCACACTGTATGAGCTGTAAGAAGGTATGGGAACCGGATATGCTCAGTGAAGTTCTGGGAAAAACGTATACGAGCACCACCTTTAAGAAGATTCGTGCGGAGGTCTATGTGGAATACGAAAAGAATCAATTGGCTCATACCCAAGCCTTGGTGGCCAAGTTTAAGCGAGACGAAGAACTGTTGAAGACGATTCAAGAACTTACGTTGAAAAACAAGACCATGAAGCGCGGGACCTCCGGGTGTATCCATTGTATGGGGGGTCGTTACAAGTCGCATTGGTGTAAGACGTGTAAGGAGGACAACCGCGCGCACAATTACAAGATTGCGAATGCGTATGAGGTCTTTGGTCCCATGATGTGTATGGATTGTAAAGGTACCCTAAACGACCAACACGTATGTCATAAATGTAAAAAGGCGCACTGTGTACAGTGTCATGGACTACATCCGGGGGTGGAGGAGTGTCCCAAGATAGATTGTATTTGTATCGAATACTGCTGTGATATGTGTCAGACCGTTCGGAACAATCAACAGATTCAAGAGTGTCGACTTAGGATGCGCGATGACGTGGTCAAAGAAAAGCACGAGTTTCTGATGAATTGTCAGGCAAAGGATTGTAAAGGCTACTTATCTACCAAATACAAGTGTGGACTATGCGAACAATATACCTGTTCCCAATGCCTGTTGGTCAAGGAGGAAGGTCATGAATGTAAGGAGGATGATGTTTCGACCGTTCGACTCATTCGCAAAGAAACCAAGCCTTGTCCCAAATGTAGCGCCAGAATCTCTAAGATTGACGGATGTGACCAGATGTGGTGTGTCGAATGTAAGACCGCGTTCAGTTGGAAATCGGGGAATGTGGTGAATGGTACGATTCACAACCCACACTATTACGAGTTTCTTCGCAAGACCCAAGGCTTTGTACCGCGGGCAGACAATCCATGTGGCGAAATTCCGTCCGTGGGTTCCATGCGTCTGGCTTTACGTGCGTCCAAAGAAAACATTCGCATCCATGTGTTCTCCTTTCATCGATTCCTGGAAGAAATCAATTGGATGTCTCGGAGACAAAATCCTTACGAGGAACCTCTGGTACAGAATCGGATTTACTATTTGATGAATCGGATTGATTTCAAAAAGTTTACCCAGAAAGCGTTCATGTATTATCAACGGTCGTTGCGGTTCCAACGCATCAGTGAATTGTTGACCATGTTGCGCGAAGTCCTCTTGGACCAATTGTCCATGATGATGGATGTGGTCAAAAAGACTCAATCCTGGGAAGAAATCAAGGCCATCTTTCAGCAAACATTGCGCACCATTTTGTACGTATACGAGCAACGGAAACGAAGCCCCTATACCTCCATTCGAGAAGAGCATTTCAAGATTACGATTGAATACAAAGGCAGTTCTTATCGAGCCGATGAATTTGATATGGATACATGGATGGGGATGACGGAGGCCATGTCGACGGACCCATTGATGTTCCTCTGCCGTTAGGGGTTAGGGGTTGCGCCCCCTAGCGACGCTAACTCCGCTTCGCTCCGTTTAACCCAAACGGAATTACCCATGAATTACATGTATTTTTGATAAGTTTTTGAATACAACAATTCAAAAACTTATGCGATAGAACAAACACAAGTATATTTACTCATTATAAAACCTACTCAGGGCGGAGCCCGTCCCGTCCTTAAGGGGCGGAACCCTTCACCTTCAACGTATCGGTTTTAGAGGGACAATCTTGCCATTGGGCTTAGTATAACCGGCGAGTCTCATATTGATAACATCATAATATTTCCCGGTCTTCGGGTCCAGATAAAATTCACGGTCGTCATAGTCAGTTTGTGGGTCCCATGGTTCACGAACATAGTCCAAATTATCCACATTCCCTTTATACTGAGGCCTCTTCGCCATCTCTCTTGTCATTCTATTGTATTCGGCTCTTATACGTGCTAACCTAGTTGCTTCTTTATTCTTTTGACTCTTTGCCTTTGTTTTTCTTGCTTTATTAGTAGCACGATTCTTTTCTGTTCCATGATTTCTCATAAGTGCGAGTAGATTCTTTTCTAAAGCTGGTTTTTTTTGACTCATATAGATTGAGACAACATTTTCTAGAAGGGTTAGGGGTTCCACCCTGTAAGTATTTGAACAAAAATAAAACTCATGCGGAGCCCAAGCGACGCTAACCGCTATTTGAACGGAGCGAAGCGGAGTTAGCGTCGCTAGGGGGCGCAACCCCTAGCATGAAGTCGTAGTACTCTTTCTTCAACCATTTCGGAGGATATTGGGTCATGCTTTTCCCGCGCTTCATATGCCCTTTTCCATGGAACAGTTTCTGTTCGAGTTCCTGTTTCATGTCTGGGGGGATTTTTTCCGCAGGGATGTATCGCGTGCCCTTGTAAATATATCGATTGTAATACGGATTGGAATAGATTTGGGTGCGAGGTATCGTGGTCTTGGAAATGAGACCAATGCCGATGAGTTCGTTGGTGGAATTGTTCATTTCCAAGACATAAAAGGGTTCTTGATGTTTTTCACTGATAGGGACTCCTAATCCGTAGATACAGGCGTGTTGGTGGGTGTCTCGATACCGCATATTCTCTGCCAACGTCTCCGTCGTGAATCGTGTGGTTAGAAAGGTCATGGCTTACAATGGACCCACACATTGACTCGATTTCAATTTTATGCGGGGTTCGGTTCAATACTAAATCCTTTATCCAATCGTTTCAACGTATATTTCTTACCTATGTACACGGGCTTATCCTTGATGCCCTCGACATAGGTTTGAACTTCAGAAGTTATACCCGATTCGGTGGCTTCTGCTTTTGAATCACGCGCAGAATTGACCACCGCTTCATATTGGTCCGCATATCGTTCATTAAATTCCTTTATCTTATCTTTGTGGTCAAGCTCTTCAAACTTAAATGAGAATAACGTGTCTTTCTTCATAATGTTTACGATTTTGTTATCCACCTTTACTTGATATACCGTCATATCCATAAAAGGTTGCTTTTTATTCTTCGTTGTATTATCCGCGATTCCTTTTATAAAGAAATAGTCCTTATCCAGTAAGGCTAGAATACCGGCGACATCGGGTTCTTGTTCCCATTTTTTTAACAGAAGATTCAATCGAAATAAAAAGAGGAAATCTTCCTTCCGAAGAATCTCCATGTCATTTGTATACTTGTATCCTTTTCTGGGGTCTTTGATGTAAAATTTTTCATCGTTGGGTGGAAGTGTTTCTTTGATGTGTCGGATAAGTTCAGCCCTATCTTTCTTGATGTCTTCATCTGTGAGACACTGGTCCTTATCCTTTTTACAAATACGACTGTATTTCTCGTATTTTTTAGCAAACTCAAACACCTTCTGAGCGACCTCCTTCAGACTAAACGCATGGACACTCAAGTTCTGTCCCATAAACGTTTTCGGGTTGTACGACGCAAACATCTTTCTAGTCCCATTTTCTCCTATCAGTCCCTTTTCCGTTTTTTTTGCTAATTTGGAACTTACAAAGGCCGTCCCTTTGGCGATTCCCTTGAATAGCCCACCTTTTAGGGTTCTACGTGTCATATACATAGAGTGTTATTTTATTTAACCAAGATTCACTTTCTTCTAAACACGGTATATAATCAAAGGCGTACTTCTCGTAAAAGTTCATGCGAATGGTGAAGCAAGTGAGAATCTCTTGAACAATCGGTTGAGACAAGAAGGTGAACATTCTTTCAGGGTCTTCTGTAAACACGTATTTGTCTCGACCGCCTACACCATACTTGCCTTCCAAGTCCAGGATGGGGAACGGCTTGCTTTTGTGAAGGAGCATCACCTTTGGGACATGGTAAATGCCCGAGACATCCGGGACACCGTAGGGCTGGTTATCTTTGTAGGTATAGAGAACACCATTTGGGGGAGAAGGGACCAGTTTGGTTTCTGTAGCGGTCGCGATTTTAATAGGCTTTAAAGATTGTTTGAAGAGGGAACGACTGTACTGTAACAGCCCGGCCTTTCTTGTCGGGATACAGTGACCAGGCAATAGGGAAAAGGAAATCCATTTTTTGTCCCAGAGTTGAAACGGGAGAGGAGGGGATTTTTGAACCAACACATAACAGACCGGGGTTTGCCCTTTGTAGCCAAAGAGCTTGTTGCTTTCGACACAAGAATAGCATTTTAACCTGAGGATACGATGCTGTGTAAAGAGTTCATAGATGCCTGCTTTGTCTGGCTTGAGCCAAATACAAGGTAGGACCATCGCCAGAATGCCATCTGGTTTCAAATGCTTAAAACACCGTTGTACGATGTCGGGCCAAATGGTTTTTTGTTTGGGCTTGGTGGGGATGGGGGAACTGGAGGGTCCGGTGGTTTCAATGCGAAAGGGGGGGTTGCCTAGGATGAGGTCGTATTCATGGAGAGGCTGGTCAAAGAAATCACCTTCGAAGATGGTCGAGTTTATGGGTTCAATGGGTTCGATTTTGGTCATCGATTCTATAGGCTCGATTTCACAGCCTTCATAGGTACAAGGCAAGGGATAATGCTTGAAAAACCGGTGGTCTCCTACACCGGGCTCATAGACCTTCAGGTGAGGTTTCAGATAAGGTGTGAGATGAGTATAGATTTCTTGAATCAGAGACACGGGGGTAAAGACTCTTCCTAAACGGTCTTCTAAATTCATCTTGTAGTTTCAGGGTACATAAAAAGAGCACGGTTTCACGCATGGCTTAATGCATGGCTTTCACGCGTTCTGTTTATGTAATAAAGAATGCTTTGGTCGATTTAGGCATTAATGAGCATCAGAAGGTAGACCAGGACTCCGTACACAACCGAGTGAAGCAAAAGGAGGGGAGTCCCTTTCATGCTAAAGAGTTTACCCGTGATGGCGTAAATTTGAGGAGAGGCAATGATGAAAAACAAAAGAGCAGCTTGTAAACTGTAGATGATTCGCGGGTCCATATAATAAGGCCAATATTTTTTAGAATCCTGTAATTCAATAAAGGATTCTAAAAAGAGTCGATTCAGAAAATAATCGTAGACAACAATGCTCAATGCAACCGCGACCAATAGCCACATGATGTATCGATATATATTTTAAACTACGAAAGTAGGTCGGCGTGGAAGGTGAGTAACTGGATAGGCTTCTCAAAAGCATACGTGCCTCCTCTTAAATGAAGATAGTCCTGTATATTTACACCATCTACCGTTTTTAATATGTTCCCATACATGGCCACGTTACTACCTACCGAGATATCTGTAATCATCATGGGCTCAAAAGGCCCTAAACGATGAAAGGGGGCGTAATGGGTCACGGTTTGTTTGGCCCCATCTTTACGAATCGTAAGGGTAATGCCTGTCGGATTTACATCCATTATTATATTCAATATATTTAATGGGGGCAAAGTTTTCAGCAGATGCCGAAGATGCTCAGATGCTCGTTCGAGACAAAAACGGAGGGTTCACGATATATAAAGGGAAAATGGACAAGGGTCCAGCGTGTGCTTCTTTACCTGTTCCCTTAGATTCAAAACCGATAGGTCCAAATCAACAAAAGGTTCAATATCTCTTTTTCCCTAGTTCAAACTACGGGGGTAAAAATCTACATGCGCATACCTTTTACGATGCGGACTGTGAGACTCCTGCGAATGACAGGGTGATACGTGAGGAAAATGTCCTGGGGAAAAAAAACATCAATCACATGAAACAAACGGCTATGTCCAATTCCACCTATTTTGAATATAACTCTGACGATATCAATACGCCTCTTTATCCAAGTTTTATCCGTAAAGAGAATGGAGTAGATATGCCACGACATACCAAACGTTCCGCCTTTAACCAGTGTACGTTGATTCCTTATCCTGCGGTAAAAGATTCCAAAACCAATCCCAACCTGAATATTCGAGTAGACCATAACACGGTCCCCATGAAACTATATACGGATGACAAATGTGAAAACGAATACACCAATATTTTGGACCCACCCAAATCAGACAATGACCGATACAATGTAGATAATCGAGATACGCCCATCAAAGATAATCATTTTACCATGAAATACACCAACATCCGGGCGTATGTGGAACCCGCGGTTACCACCAATGCCAAATACTATCGAACCTTCCGGACCGCCTACCCATAGGGGTTCCGCCCCCTAGCGACGGGTCGGGTGTTCCACCCTGAATGGGGGTGCGCCCCTTCGAGACGCTTGGGCTCCGCCCTGAGTATGTTTTTAGTGACTAAATTTACTTGTGATTTTTCTATCGCATAAGTTTTTGAACGGTTGTATTCAAAAACTTATCCAGATTATATGTAATTCATGGGTAATTCATGGATAATTCAGTTTGGATTTAAACGGAGCGAAGCGGAGTTAGCGCCGTTAACCTGCGCAAAGGTTAAAAGTAGGTGCTGATGTTATCAGGCATCTCGTCAATCTGGGTATGATAAAAGTGTTCCAAGTCACGGAGGAACGGGATATCTTCTTTGGTAATCAGATTGATGGCGATACCCTTGCGACCGAACCTACCTGACCGGCCGATGCGGTGAATGTAGTTCTCGCGTTGTGGGGGGAGGTCGTAGTTGACCACGAGGGAAATCTGTTGTATGTCAATGCCACGTGCCAAGAGGTCTGTGCTAATCAGAACACGGCTGGTGCCATTCCGGAACTCTTGTAAAATCGATTGTCGCTCAAGAAAAGAAAGGTCACTGTGAATACAGGCCACCGTAAAATCACGTTGGGTCATCTGTTCTTTAATCCAATCGACTTTACGGCGGGTGTTACAGTAGAGGATACATTGATTGATGGCAAACGTTTCGTAGAGGTCCAGAAGAATGTTCAGCTTCCATTCCTCCTCGGTCGCAATGTAGAATTGCTTGATGCCCTCCAGGGTAAGTTCCTCCTTTTTTACAAGGATTTGTGTGGGGGTCTTCATAAACTGGTTAGAAATGTCCATGATGTCGGCTGGGAGCGTGGCAGAGAAGAGGCAAATTTGACAGGTGACTTGCTCGAAGAGCTGGACCATTTGTTCCTTGAAACCGCGGGACAGCATCTCGTCAGCTTCGTCCAGAACCATCAGTTGGATGTGTTGGGTATTCAGGTCACGGCGTTGAATCATGTCGTAAATTCGGCCGGGGGTACCGACGACAATATGGACTCCGTCCCGGAGGGCCTTGCTGTCTTCCCGGATGTTGGTGCCCCCTATCGAGACATGGCTTTTGTAGTGAGTAAATTGGCCAATGGATTGGATGACTTGGTTGATTTGAATGGCGAGTTCTCGGGTGGGCGCGAGCACGAGGGCCTGACATTGTTTGATGGTGGGGTTGATGCGCTCCAAGATGGCAATCGAGAAGGTCGCGGTCTTTCCGGTACCCGACTGGGACTGAGCCACGAGGTCTATGCCGGATACCATCGGCACAATCGCCTTTTGCTGAATGAGACTGGGCTTCTCAAATCCATACGAGTAGATGCCTCTCAAGATGGCTTCTTTTAAATTCATTTGGTCAAATGTGGGTATTGGGTCGATACTATTTTTATCCATAGAGTATTTGGAAGGAGGTTTTTATATCCTTTTAAGGGTTAGGGGTTGCGACCCCTAGCGACGCGACGGGTGTTCCACCCTGAGTTGATAAGTTTTTGAATAAGACCGTTCAAAAACTTAGATAACCTAACTTAAACGAAGCGGTGGGGACAAGACCCATAATCAGGGCGGAGCCCCCGTCTCGAAGGGGCGGAACCCTTCATTTAGATTCTAGTGCCAAAATTCGTGCGAGAAGTTCTTCGTATTTGGTTTGTAACTGGATATTCCCTTGTTTCAAGCTCTGGACTTCTTCTTGTAAGGTTTGTGTCTTGGTTTTCTCTTGCTGTAATTGTTTATCAACTTCTTGTAGCGCAGCTGAAGCGACCGTCCATATCGCATCCTTGTTCAACGTATGGAAGTCATCGACTTCTTGACCATAGACAAAGACCTGGTCTTCCTGTAAGGGTTGGTCGATTTGTATCGTGTTTGGGTCTATCACTTTCAGTATTTGAACAAAGGATTCCTTGTCATGTACTTTGAGTTTCAATTTGGGGAACAGATGTCCTGAGGCGTCATATTCGAGTAGGGATGTATCTAAGGTGATTTTGTCTTGAGTCACTGGACAAGTCGCATAGATATTCGAGACTGTATCCGTAATTTTATCAACAGCATATGGAAATATTTCATCTACATCTTGTGCAACAAACCCATAGGTTGTTTTTCCTTTTTGACTATCTTTAAAATCATAGATTTTTGTCTGGAATTTACGAAAGAGGGTTAGGGCTTCACTACGGTCATAATCTACGATGGATGTTTTGATGCGTCGGTCTGAACTAATGACATAGTTTGCGAGTCGTGCGGTTGAAGCTACGTCAAGAGCATAAGCTGCGGTGGCGGTATCTGCCAGACCGATTCCGACTCCTGACGTATGTATCTTCATGAGGCTATTATAATTATTAGTAGTAGCACCGTTTATTCCCGCGTTACTAATACGGAATATTATCGAAGTGAAATGATTTATGATTGTACTACCAAGGTCATGATACATAGCCATGTTCGTATGGGTTAGAGGTGTCTGTGTTCCCATCGTCCATGCGTATGTATCGTTACTTGTATTAAAGACCCAAGCACCCAATCTTGCTTGTCCATTCACATCGAGTGTGTATGCCGGCGTCTTGGTTCCGATGCCAACCCTGCCTACTGCTCCAATACCCCGAATACACATTCGTTCAACGGTATCGGTGGTTTCAAGACCCCCATCCAACCTCCCTACGTTAAAAGAAATATATTCATTTTGCCATCCGCCATCTCTATACCCACAGATGATATCTCCAGCACGTCTTTTTGCGTACTGGTTACTCGTGTCATCAAATGAAGCATACATCGTAATTTTTGCGGTAGCATTTCTAGTCAAAGTACTTGGCTGTATAACAAGGTTGTCACATAAACCTGCGTTTCCATTCACATCGAGTTTATATGTGGGTGTTGTGTTTCCGATGCCAACCTTATTCGTCGAACTACCAATATTAATCGTGTTGGCCGTGAAGGCTGCTCCATTGGTCGCAATGTTGATGCCCAGAGTATTTTTGTCTCCAATAGAAAGGGTTTTGTCACTCGGGTAAATAGACATCGAGGATTGTGTATCGTCTAGCATATTACACTTACTCAATATTTTATCAGGGGTTCCGACCCCTGGCGACGGGTCGGGTAATATGGAGTCTTGCTTCCAACCGCTTCGCTCCGTTCAAGTAAATATAATATCACCTAAAATTGATAATCATTTAAACCTATTCTACACACAAATAGAATGGACACTAGTAAAACACCAGCAGTTCTTGACGAGACGGTTTTCATGACGCAATCCTTCAGGGTGGAACACTCGTCGCGTCCAGAAGGGGGCGCAACCCCTTCGGCGGAGCCCGTCCCGTCGCTAGGGGGCGGAACGCCTATTGGGATAGACGAAGCTGGACGTGGTCCCCTTTTCGGTCGGGTTTATGCTGCTGCCGTGATGCTGAATGAGGGGTTCGACGTGACGAAGGTGAAGGATAGCAAGAAATTCAGTAGCGAGAAGAAGCGGGCGGAGGCAGCCGAATACATCAAGGCGAACTCGGTGTGGTCGGTGGCTTATATGGACGAGGGGGTCGTAGACCAGATGAATATTTTACAGGCGACCTTGCGAAGCATGCATACGGCGGTTCACGGAGTTCTGGACCAAATGAAAGAAAAAGAAAAAGGGAGTGTATTCGACAAAGAGAAGGTCGACAAAGGTATGGTCGAAGTCAAAGAGAAGGTCGAAAAAAGGAGTGTATTCGACAAAGAGAAGGTCGAATTACTCGTGGATGGGAATTGTTTTAAACCATTGTTTCGATTGGATAACGGACAAATGGTACAGGTCCCTCATACATGTATTGAGAAGGGGGATGCGCTTCATCCATGTATTTCGGCAGCCTCTATTTTGGCCAAGGTCGCCCGGGATGAGTATGTGCTAGAGATGTGTCGCTTACATCCAGAATTGGAGAAGTATGGACTACGGAAGAACAAGGGCTATGGGACGAAGGCGCATCGCGATGCCATCCAAGAGCATGGGCTTAGTCCGTGGCATCGAAAGAGCTTTGTGCTCAAATCCTTTCGGATTTAATCTTCAAAGGGATTTAACTTCCAAACCCTTTTCGGGTTTAACTTTCAAACCTGATAAGGTTTAACTTTCAAATCCTTTCGGATTTAGCTTCCAAATCCGAATAGGATTTAACTTACATGAGCAATCCAGTGAAAGCCTTCCCCCCAGCCTTCACCCCAAGAGAACGATTGCCCGTTCGGGCGAATAGACATGTTATAGTTAAATCCTGTATGAGAGACCGTGTCTGCTACAACATGAACCGATATACTATAATACCAATCAGGATTCCTGTCCTTTGAAAAGGACTCGGGGGTACATACAATATGAATCTTATCTGGGGTAATACTACTATCAAAATGTGGTTTGAATTCTATTCTACCCGAATGACCCGTATAGCTTCCGTTTTTGCGAGTAAATCCCGAACGAATCGTCGGAATCACGTCGGAATCAACCTTTTTACCCTTTGTCGTGACATCTCCTATGACCGTTAAATCTCCTACCACTTCTACGTTGTCTGAGAGTTTGATTTTTTTCGATGAACCGACTCCTTCCACCTCTAAGCTTGTAGGGTTGGTTTCTATCTTACCGCCCTGTCCATTAAACTCGGGGCCAAACTTGATGGAGTTTTTGACATAGGCGCCATCTGGATGGAAGCCTCCTACTGGTTTGGGGTCTGTTCCATAAAAACGGAGTCCGTCCTTTCCTTTCCCTATGCCTGAATTCCCTAAGGAAAGATTGACGGGTTCATTGGAGTCGATATTTATCTTTCCTTTGTGGGTCGAGGCTCCTTCTACCGTCTGTGTACCTTTTACAGTCTGTGTAGTGGTTACAATTTGTGAATTTACTGTCTGGAGACCGCCTACCTCCTGAGTACCTACCGTCTGATGACCGGAGACACTCTGGGCTCCTGTAATGGCCACGTTATTTTTCATCGCAATAGACCCTCCTGTATTTCCCCTAATTTCCAACATGTCTCCATAATTTAGCCTCGCATCATTCCCTAGGTTGGTATCGCCTTGAACCGAAAGACCGCCATTTGCTTGTAAAAGACTACCTACGTTTACTTTCCCCCACAGGGAAGTGGTGGGGTCTGTACCTGCCCCCATGATTTTCAGGGTGCCATTGTGGTATTGAATACTTCCGGCATCGGCATTGTTCCCGTATTCCTTCACGAAATGTAATGGGTTTTTGAGCGAGACATCCCCGAGAAAGTTCACGTGTTCCCCCTGTGCGCCCTTGATATTGTTAGGCAGCGTGATACTATTTTTAGATGGGTCTACGAGTACGCTCACGGTATTCAGCGCTCCTGTAGCACCTTCTTTTATGGTATTTAGTGTGTAGAAAAAGAGTAACAATATCAACACCAATCCGATAATAAGATACATACGATACATACTATATAGAGATACAAATATTTTAATCGATGGATTACTTTGCGTCTATGGATTACTTTGCTTCTAAAGCAGAGACTCGTCTGAGAATACGGTGAATCGTATCCTTATTTTTCTCTTTCTCCTCTTCTAGTTGTTTTTGGAGTTCTTCGACCTGTTTAACGAGCGCTTGTTCCAGCGCCTGTTGTTGGTGGTCTAGCGCCTGTATTGCCGACGTGGTCACCGTAAAGACTTGGTTTTTGTCTATGCTTAGAAAGTCTGGCACTTCTTGGCCAAAGACGGTCACTCTGTTTTGGTTAAGGCTTGGCTCGATGCGGATAGAATGTTCATCCAGAATCTCTAGCATCGTTACGATGTGTTCCGTGCCATCCGAGACCACCTTTATTTTGGGGGCTTGTTCTAGGTTGGAGGTGTGGAATGTGTCAAACGTGAGTCGGTCGCCCTGGATGGTGGCTTCATCACAAATGTTCGAAATAAACCCACACTTAGACGTGACGGCTGAGGGAATGACGTTTTGGACATCTTGAGCCACAAAGCCGATGGTATCTTTGTCAGTTCCCTTGAAACGATAGTGGGTGGGTTTAAGTTCTCTCAATTGCTGGAGGGATTTTTCCGGAGACAAGGCACCCTTCAGCTGTTTCACCCGTTTGTCTGACGTAATGTTCAGGTTTTTACACTCTATTTGGTTAACAACTTTTAGGTTAGAGTTTATGGTCACATCATCCCACATGTGTATTCTGCGAGGATATGAACCAGAACCGTAGTCTGAAGCACCTATAATACAGAGAGCGTTCTGGTTAAATTGATTATATCCAATTTTTCCAGCGTTGATTTCCTTTCGGTCTCCTCTGCCAAATTCAATGAAACTCGATGGACTGAGACGGATGTCTCCACCAAACTCGATATAGGGCTCTATATTTCCTGTGATTTTATTCGGTACCTGTATTGACTTGTTGTCTGCCGGGATAGTAATGGGCAAAATCTCTTGGAAGCCGGGTGTAAAGCCTTCGGTAAAACCTTCGGTGAAGCCTTCGGTGACAGTTTTGGGTTGGGGTTCGGACGAGCTTTTGGCATCGGTACTGGACCCAGATGTATTCACATAAAAAAAGGCGACTGAAAACAACAATAAGAAAAAGAGTAAGACTAAATACATATTTATATAAGGATAGAATATAATGGCAACGATTAACTACAATAATGGAAATGTCAATGTGTCCTTCTTCCCAACCAACGTGAATCCTATATGGTTTTGTGATAAAAATACAGGGGGTATCAACATTGCGACCAATGGTGCTGCGATGACGGCCAATACGCTTCAATTGGGGAATGCTGCGACGACGACTATTCTTTCGGGGGCGGTGAATGCTTCCAGTATGGATTCGATAGGCGTAACAAACAATCTAGAATTGGGGAGAACCCAAACTACCGGGACGATTACGATTGGGGATTCCTTGTCAAGAACGGGACCTATTTATGTTGGAAATAGGACGGCCGGTTTTATTTCGATTGGAACTGCCATGACGGGGGCGAATTATATTACCATGGGAACTCTTGCAAACTCGAGTACACAAATCAGGGGAAAGAGCATTGAAATTGGGGACAATGGGGGGAACGTGTTTATAGGAAAATCCGACACAAACACTATTGTGAATGGAAATTTGATGACCAACGTATTGTACTCCTCTAGTAATTTAAAAATAAATGAATCTACAAATTTGGACACGACCATTAATGCGAATGCGAATGCCGCACAAAGTGTCACGATTGGAACCACAGGTAAAACAACACAATATATTCGAGGTGCTACAGTCAATTTATGTGATGGTGGCGGGAATGTAATTGTAGGAAATTCGACAGGAACCGTAACTATGACAGGAACTGCCATTAAACAAAACGTCTCTTGTATAGGAGGTGGTCTTGTATCGAATACGTTTGGAAATACCGACAGTGGAACTTCTTTGTCTACTACGTATAGCCGAAAAAGTACGAATACGTTAACCGATCTTGCGTGCTATACTATATTGGGTCCAGGCATCTATACAAGCGGATACTTTGAAATCGTGATATCCGGGTCCAATCAACAATTGGGAGGTTATTCGTATAAAGGCTTTTTTGGTGTTAGACAAACAAGCTCGACCACTCTAACCGCTACTCCTGTATCTACGTTGTTTTCTGTTGGTGGAAATGGAATTGCTCCTACCATTACGTTTACAGGAACAAATCCAATTACACTGAACATCAATACGGCTACACGGACCGTTTCAACATCACAAACGTTTATCGCAACACTCATTGCTTATCCTACAATCACCATTGATAATCAGTTAAATGATTTTACCATAACGGGCATTTAATTATTCTAGCTATAATATAATGACTACTATTACAACATTGACTAGTGATATTACTACTGTGACTGGAACATTCTTAATTGTTGAAGGGGGATTAGATGTGGCTGGAGAAGACGGAAGAATAGGAGGTATTAAATTCTATGGCTCTAAGATAGGCGCGTATGAAGTCTACACGCCAGGTACTTCAAAATATGCGTTGTATCAAGATACAAATAGTACGTATTTAAATGGTGTATATTCTTTGTTCTTCAATATAATGGAAGATACTAAGATGTGTGTTATTTCGAGTGGAAATGTAGGGATTGCGACTACATCGCCTGTGTGCCCGTTAGAGGTTAATAAAACTACCACTAACACTACAGAATCAGGGCTATTTTGGAGGAAAGATTCCACATCCGGACAGGCTTGGGCTGGTGGTGTTAATACGCTTGGAACAAGTATAAAGGCACTCGGTTCCGTGCTTACATCCGATGCGTTTGTAGCTGCTTCAGACAGACGGATTAAGACCACCATTATAGATATCCAAGACGATACGGCTCTCCAATTATTTCGACGAATACAGCCGAAAACCTATGAATATGTGGACAAGGTTCGAAAAGGTATGGACACGGTATATGGTTTTATCGCACAAGAAGTTCGAGAAGTATTGCCGCTTGCTGCCAAAACAATCACGGATACTATTCCAAACATCTATACAATCGCCTCTGCCGCAGGCGACCGGTTGACTTTTGACACGTCCAAACTAGAATACGACGCGTCCGGGCAATTATTCCCGAAACTCAAGCTCATCAAGGAAGATGATACCGAATTCTATGTTCAAATCCTTTCAGTGTCAGGTAACACGGTCCAAATCGACCAAACTCTGACCGAAGACAAAGTGTTCGTCTATGGTCAAGAAGTAGACAACTTCCATACACTCAACAAGGATGCGATATGGACCGTGGCTGCGGCGGCACTCCAGGAGGTGGACCGGCAACTCCAGGCAGAGAAATCTAAGACTGCGGTCCTAGAACAAAAATGCCTCACCCTGGAGGCCAAATACGATTCACTCCAATCGAATTATGAAGCCTTGTTGGTGAGAATTGTCGCACTCGAATCTAAGGGTCTTGCCACTTAACGGCGCTAACTCCGCTTCGCTCCGTTTAAGTTATAGAGATTGAACATATAAAAACGTATAAACTCAGGGTGGAACACCCGACCCGTCGCTAGGGGGCGGACCCCCTATCGGAGGAACATCACTTGTCTCAATTCCGTTTCCGTGAGCGTAGGCCAATCCAGAGGGTCTGACTTTTGAAATTCCTTGAGAGTGAGTCGATGGAAATGTGGATATAGATGAGCTAGACCATGGTGTGTGAAATACTGCCTTAGTTTCTCTTGACCCACTTCTGTTTCAATACGATTCACAAACGACTTGCGCTCACGCCGGCGACGAATCACATACTCCAAATCCTGTATCCTTCTATCGGCATACCGTATTTGTTGCTTGATTTTCTGTTTCATTTCACTGGTTGTGTTATTGATATCCTTGAAGGATTCCAAAAGCTCAATGAGGTCGTGTTCTTGTTCGATTGCCATGTGAGGGTCTTACCCCTTCGAGACGCTTTCTCTTTCTGTCAATTTTAGGGTTCGCCGAAGGGGTTCGTCGAAGGGTTTCGCCCCTTCGAGACGAGACGGGTGTTCCACCCTGAGGGTAAATCCTATCGACGGGTCGGACTCCGCAAATACTCCATTCAAAGTTTTGTTAAAATACTTACGTTCAGGGCGGAGCCCAAGCGTCGCTAGGGGGCGCAACCCCTATTTTTATAACATGGTATAGTAATGAGTATTGCGTTCCTATGTCTCTCCTACACAGGCATGAATCCGGCGCTAAGAGACGCCAAGTTACCAAATGTCTATCTCAATATGAAAGAGCCGACCAAAGGGACCCAAGGAACCCAAGAATCAAAGAACCAAAGGAATGAATCCCCAAAGACGCAAGCCTTCAGGGTGGAACACCCGAATGAAGGGGCGAAACCCTTCAACGGAGTTAGCGGCGCACGGGGCCAAGACCCCGTATATACGTTCCCTACCAAATGGGGAGACCCTAGTCTGGTCGAAGCGACTCTGTCCTTGTTGAAAGAAGCGTTGAAAGAGAATCATACCTGGTTTATGCTCATTTCACACGACTCCTATCCATTAAAAACCTATGCGGAGATGTTGGATGCGTTAGAGACACAGACCAAATCCATGTTTGATGTCATGGAAGAAGACCCTCTTGTATTCAAGACCAGTCAATGGTGGTGTATGACTCGTGCCGATGCGGAGGCCGTGATACAGCATGAAACCGCGTTCAAAGCCTATTTGAAAGAGGTTCCTTTTCCGAAGGGGGCTTGGGATGAATACTACTTTCTTTCGTGCTTGAAACATTGGAATCCCGTGTATACATTTACACAGGCAAAGCCAGTCTATGTGGAATGGTTAAGTGACCAAAGTAGACCAAAGATTGTTGAGAAACATCCGATTACCTTTGGTCGGAAACTTGTGACGGACACCTTTTCGGATTCCTTCTTTGTGCGAAAGACCACCCTTGGGTTCACGGACAAAGTGTATGTGCCGAAGAAGAGTTTGACCCTACAAGTCTTTGGAACCCAATCAAAAGACTCGGAGACAGGGGATGTGGTTCTGGTATCGATGGTACCAAATGACAAGATTCCTGAGAAGCTACTGAATCGGGCGATACGCGTGTATTTTTCGTTTCATACCTATCTGGAGGCCACGATGACGGAAGTGCTTCGACAATTCCCGACCCATCTGTGGTCCGAGGTGTGGATACAGGACGAACGAGGGGGGCGGACTCGTTATGTACCTCCGAAAGTAGCCATGTTGTTTCTGACCATACACGATGTACACCAGCCAGAGATATGGACACAGTATTTGACAAAAACGGATAAGTTTTCGATTTATGCGCATCCCAAAATCAACAAGATTCGGACACCCTGGCTAAGAGATGCCGTGATTTCGAAGAGGGTGAAGACAGGATGGGGACACATTACGGAAGCGTACTATCGACTGCTGGAAGAGGCGCTCAAAGACCCGGCGAACATGAAGTTTATGTTTTTGAGTGAGTCCTGTATTCCCTTGAAGCCCTTCGATGACTTCTATCAAAAAGTCATTACGGACGATGTCGGGTTGCGGAAGTCCTATGTGAAGTTGATGCCGATTAGTGGATATGACCGGCAACAACGGATTGAGACACAGAAAGGCCATGAATCGATGACGTTTATCAAACACTATGCTCGGATGTGTTTGTCTCGGGTAGACGCCGAGAAGGTGATGGAGAATTCGTTGCGAGGCCGTAAGATGCGTGCGTTCTTTAATGGCATGCACGTGGGGGATGAATTCTTTTTATCCGCGATTGGACAAGAAAACTTTGAGAACTTTGAAATGACGTATGACAACTGGGAAGATACGCGAAGGAAGGCGAAACAAGTGAAAGAAGAGCTGACGGAGTTGCGACAGCGGAGTCCTAGTGCTCGAACGTCTGAATTGATTCGGCGGAAAGAGGCTGAGGCAACGGTCGTGAATAACAATCCCAAGACCTATACTTCGATTACCGGAGAAGAACTGGATATCGCTGTAAACAAAGAGTCCTTCTTTTGGCGGAAGTTTGTGCCGGGGCCGTTGCCTTGGACGTCTGCGTTGTTCACACGAAAATTCGGGGCACGTGTATCGTCACGTTCTGGGACACATAAACGTATTCAAAAGAATGTATCCAAGATGAAAACAAGAAAAACTAGGCCTAGGCTCGAACCTTCAGCCTTGGCTTAGGTGTCGGTCTGATTTTACGGTTGAGTGTGGTTCCTTTGGTCGTGCCTTGGGCTTGGGCTTGGGCTAATGCGTTTCTTTTTCGATTCGCGAACGTTCGTGTATTCTTGGGTGCCGTGTCCTGTTCTTTTCTTAGACGGATACGATTCTGAAGTGACAATAGGTTCGGTTGACTCTTTCGTGGTTTTACGATACTCCTTCGTGGGGTTTTCATCGTTTCATTTTTTCGGACCCGTTGATTGGTTTCTCGAATACGAACAGAACGAATCCCTCGGGGTCTCAATTTAGTCTTGTGGTCATCCTTTTGGTCATTCTTTGGTACATCCTTTTGGTCATCCTTTTGGTCATGTAGCGGATTCATGGGCTCATTTATGGGTACAATCATGGGCTCGTGGAGAGGATTCATCACCTTCGTTCTCTTCTTTTTCTTTTTCATAGGCACCAAAGATTCAATATTTTCGCTATACTGTCCAGGCATGATACGGCTGTATTTATGCTTCACCAAATTTTCTTCTGTCATTCTGGCTGTCGCTTTATACATTGTATACTAGCGAGATAATCCTAGTGTCTTGATAGTTTTCCATGATAAGCAGGCACGTTCGTATTGGATGCGGGGTATTGCTGGGTTCCATGGAAGATGGCTCTAGGTTCGTTTGCTTTGCCCCAATTCGCCTTTCGACTCAAGATGGCCAACTCTTTTGCTATCTCTGGGTCCAGTTCATGCGTATATTGTGTTTTATGTATATCTCCATACACGTCTTCGAAGTTAACCGCATTTTTGTACATCTTATGATTTAAGGCTTCCCTCTTTTTACTTGCCTCTGCCTTTTCTCTTTTTAAAATAGTTTCGGGGGACTCGGTCGGTTCCATCTTCCGTAGCTCTCTTAGCACTTTGTTATGCTCCTTTGATTGCGCCATATTTTCAAGGATAGATTCTAGAGCTTTCTTCTTCCGGTCTGTGATTCGTCCCTTGATGGCCTTTTTGGTTTTATTTTGGTGGTCCTGGTGCTGGTCTTGTGCTTTTCGTACCTTCACTCGAATCGCCAACGAATTCAGAGAGGTTCCTAGAGGATTTCCTTTGAGATTGAGTCCCTTTTTACGCATCGCATTCGCCTTGCGTGTTTTGAACGTTCCTCTTAGCAAAGGATGATTTGGGATTTCTGGCTCATTTAAAGAGAGTCCTAAAGGAGTTTCATTCAGGGAAATTCCCTTTATTCCATTCATGGGAGTGCCCTGGATGTGTCCTTTTGTCCTACGTGGCTTTCTCTTTCTAGAAACTTTGGGCATTGTATACTACGCATATTTTATATACGGGTCCTAAATCATAACGCGCTACCAATGCGGGACCTGTTCATCACAAGTTTCATACGTCTGTTCTTTTGATTGGATTGTGGTGGAGGCGATGGAGGTCGGTGGAGTGGGTTAGGTAGTCCTTCTGGGGAGGGCGGTCGAAAATTGGGAGGAAGTCCTTCTGGGGATGGTCGGTGGAGTGGATTGGGGAGTCCTGGTGGGGAGGGCGGACGAAAATTGGGGGGAAGACCAAACTTCGCGAGGAGCTTCGCAAAGACTGTTCGATTCGGCGTTCTACTTAGTGAACGAGTTGGTGAACGAGTTGGCGACCTATACACAGACCGTGTTCTTCTTTTGGGTGGCAGAGGTACACGTTTTAGCCTTTGGGTCCTAGGCTTGGTCTTATTCACAGGCTTGGTCGCAGGCTTACCCCTAGGTATCGGTTTTGATTTTAGGGTTGGTCCATGAGGCTTGGGTACAGGTCTTGGAACCGTCTTTTGCGTGACATTGTGTTTCTGGGGTGCGACGATACTTTTTGTCGGTTTCGGTCTGGGTCTTAGGGAAGGTCCTCTCAATGCCATATAATCTAAACGCAGATTATATTGTATTAACGTCGGGTCTTACGCCTAGATTTTGGTTCCTAATACCTTTGATTTCACCTTATAATCTTTGGTAAACATACGGTCCTTGTTTCTACGAGGTTTTCCTTGAGGTTTGGCAAACATACGGTCCTTGTTTCTACGAGTTTTCACCTGAGGTTTGGTCGGAGGTATGGGGTCAGGACTTTGACTCTGACTCGAATGAATCGAATTGGGTTCGCCTGGCATAAATGGAGTTAGGGCTGTTTTGGGACGGGGGCCAGAAAAAACGTATCCCTTGTGTGATTCTTTCATTTTTACTCCATCCTGAAACCAAATGTCATCGTAACTGATGCGAGTAAATTTGTATCTTGGTTCGTATAGTGTATTGGGGTGGTCAGTGATTCGCTTGGGAGTATTGTGGACTGCGTACTGGATTTGCCAACATCCTTTGGTTGGACGGTTATAACATTCTATTCCACTCTCTATAGGTTGTCTATACTCTTCTCGGGCGTTCATTCCTATTTCATACTCTTCTTCCGTGACCCGAGGAATCCATACAGAACCATGGATATCCAAACCTACATAGAAATCGTCCATATACTCTGTATGGTAGTGCCATGATAAATTCTCTCTGAAATGAAGAATCTGGTATTCTCCTTTTTGTTCGATGCGTTCAATCAGAGGTAAAAATGTTTCCTGTCCGTTCTCATGAAATAGTGCCTCCCCAAAGATAAAGGATACCCATTTCGTGACATCTTCGGTTTCCATAATCTTCAAGGGAGGGAACCACGCGCCTACATTGTCTTTTTTTCGTGGAATAAAATTTTGGATATACTCTTTTACCTCATCAGGTAACTTGTTTGGGAGAAGATGTTGGGTCATACTTTTTAATCCTTTCTTGCGTGTTTTGGTTCGGCTTTTTCTGGGACCCTTACGCGATGTCATTATACTATACACAGATAATGTACTCGCCAACCCATGTGTAGGGTTGGCTACACAGTAAAATCAACCTTACACACGCCCAAACCTTACACAAGAAATGAGTCGGAAAATCCAGAAATGAGTGGGAAAAATACCCTCCCTTATTCAATTAAAAAACTTACCCGATTACCCTGTGAAATCTTCGCGAGGAATCATGTCTCAACGTTCACCTCTTGAACGCGTGAAAAAGGGCCTTCAAGAAATGAGTCGGAAAATCCAGAAATGAGTGGGAAAAATTGACACCGAAAGAATGCGCGAATTCCATGTATCAAAGATGGCTTTGGAAGTGATTCACCACGATGTCAAAGAGCGAATGCTGGAGAAGTTTGTGGCGATTGAGCGCGAAGCGTATGCGAACGGATTCGACCTGCGCCACTACCGCCAAGACGTGCTGAAGAAGCGAATGCTGGATACCTTCAAGATTCACACGTATACGGAGGACGAGTATCTGGAGAAGATTCAAAACAACGCTTGGGTCTACAACTACATCCTACAGAAGGCGTTCCAAGGCGATGTCATGGTTCCCTCCATCGATGTCCCGACCATCTTCCAACGCTATTCCGCCCTCTATGCGGAAGAAATGTACGACACCTGGTTCACTGCGTTTCTAAATGCGACCTATATTTGAGTCGTATTTTTTCTCCCCAGGACAGTCCTGCACGAACAATCGCCCCGTCTCCATACGAAGAGGTTCCTAGCCTAGACGGACAGAGGTCGACACAGTCAGGAAGTTCGCGTTTATATACATACTTTAGATACAGGGGTCTTTCTTTGAAAAGCTCCGCGCACGGATGTCTCACAAACGAATACAGATGGCCTCTCACTCCATCGGGGAATCCCTCAAACCACATACTCCTATACGCTGAAAATGTTTAAATCAAAAACCTAGTTCACCTCGCAGTAGTATCGGAATACCTTTTTCTTGTAGTCGAACAGGGGGCTGGTCTTCTTGAGAGCGTTCAAGACAACCAGGTGGCCATAGAGGGAAAAGTTTTCTTGGACAAGCTCAACGACGTTGACATCCTGGTATTGCGCATAGACCTCCTTCTCTATGGCAAGATTTGTGGCGGCGACGTGGTCGAGAATGATTCGGTTCATTTTTTGATGAATTACCCTGGAAAGACACCCTCTTCAATTTTAAGGTCAAATAAAAAAATAAGGACCGCTCTTGCTTTCAGGACAACTATGGCCCGACCCCTATCCAAACCGTATTGGTTTCACCACAACAGCAGGCTCCATGTCGTCGGATATACCGCTAGGATGCCATCCGGGCTGTTGTTTTTTGCGGTCTCCCGCACGTCTACGCAAGGTAGAAATTCCTCTTCTTAATCGATGCCTTCAGAAGGATTAAACACACTAGTCGACATGTCGACACGGGTTTGCGTTTCCGCACGTCTACACTGTAGAACACATTACAATCTGAATCCATGGATACCCCAGCAGGGTACAGCCCAGTCTTTTGCCAAAACTCCGTCAATTTTCTAAGTTTTTGAATAAAGACAAAAATGGTTAGAACCCATTTTCATCCGTATTATACGGCATCTGATAGGACATCTCGCGCCGAAACTGGTCAAAGCTCAAGGGTTCGCAATCCCAAATTGCGGTCATAAGGTAGTCCCGCGCGTATCGGCTGTACTGCCAGTCCACCCGTGTCTTCTGTTGTATCGACTCGTTCAGGCGTACGAGGGAGTCGATGTAGACCATGAAGCATTGAAAGACGTATTCCGCACGAGGCCCCATGAGTTTGGCCTTGACTTGGGCGTGGAGTATCGGGCAAAACTTGATGTTCTTGTCGCGCAAATTCCGATGGACCGCAGCAAACTCGTTCACGAACCGCATACGTGGCATAGAAAACTCGCGGATGACTCCGAGGACGTCGCGATTGAACTCCATGGTTTATACTGTATTTTTATCTCCACAAAAACACATCAATTTTCAAATAAAAATGGGGTTTCCCCCAAGGGTGTAGTCGATGGCTTGAAGGTCTTGGTCTTAGTCGAGGTCCCGCGGGTCGTCGTAGTCGTCAATCGGGTAGCCGTCCGGGTAGGGGTCGTAGACTTGGTCGGTGTGGCGAGGTTCGAACTTCCATTCGGACTGGTAGACCCACACGCCGAAGGTGTACTCGCCGTTGATGTAGGCCCACACGCCCTCCTCAGAAAGCGGTTGAACCACGTACCAAACCCCACAGTAGTAGCACCACTCGCCGTCTTTGTCGTGCTTCACGTCGCCGTTCTGGGGGAAAATCTCGCGGAACTCCGCATCTGACGTATCGCAGAAAGGCATGAAATCCATTTGAATTGTATGATACGGTATCCTCTTTTCGCAAAAACCCCTCAATTTTATTGGTTTTTCGTAAAAAGCTTAAAAAGGGTTAGAAAAGAGACTCTCGAGGTCGGTGTTGTCGATGTCGCTAAAAGGCATCTCCAGCTTCTGCTCGTACTGGTCGAAGATGGCTTTCCAATGTGCCTCGTGAAGGTCCGTGTAGTACTTGCTCAACATGGCGCGCGTCTCCGCGTCCAACTCAGGGAGCGGTTGGTCGTTGGTCTGTCGAACAAGCAAGCAGGGCGAATCCATTTAATTGTATGTACAGAAATAAAAAGGGGTTTCCCCCAAGGGTGGTCTTGGTCTAGTAGGCAGCAAACTCGAGGTCGTAGATGTCGTCGGCGTCGGGGTCCACGTAGGCAAGCGGGTCGTAGGTGGCCGGGTCAACCTCCGTGTCTTGGTCGAAGGCGAAGTCCGTGTCTTGAGCGAAGGCGGGGACGAACTCCCGGCGCTCGGGCAAGTGAGCGTCCAGGATGGCCTCACGCTCAGCGCTTGTCTCGGCAGCGTACCACTGCGCCAGCACTGCGTCAGGGAGCAGGTGATGCTCGTTGGTCTGGCGAACAAGTGTCGGGCGTGGAAACTCGGTAACAGGCTCAATGCGTTCCATGGTTTGATTGTATGGAGTCAATTCTACCGTTTCGTATTTTGCCGGAAAACCCTCAATTTTATCGTTTTTCATCAAAAACATAGCAAAAGTCTCAAAAACACTCGAAAACATAGCAAAAGTCTCAAAAAGGGCCAAAAAGCATGAAAAGTCTCAAAAATGCTTAAAATTGACATATTTACGCGTATACGCGCGCACGCGGGCACATACGTACGTACGGGCGCGCGTATTAAGACTTTTCACGGTGTTTTTAAGACTTTTGGTATGTTTTAGGGGTGTTTTTAAGACTTTTGCTATGTTTTTGACGTATTTTTAAGACTTTTGGTATATACGCGCGTATACGCAAAAGTCTCGAAAATTGACGCATTTTGGGCCTTTTCGTTTGGAGGTAATATGCTCATAACCCACTCAACAACATGGAAGTCTTCAACAAACTCGCCATTAACCAGTTCCACCTGCTCGCCGCCGAGGCGCTCAAGAAGGACAAGTCGGGTATTGAGTTGCCTGCGAACCTGGCTGAATTGATGTACCAAACGATGTGCGAACGCGTGGGGGAGCCTCTTCAGAAAGTTTCTGTGCGCGACATTCTCGTCTGCGAGATTCCGTTGCCGTTCATGCCTGACAAAATCGATTACAAGATTGGGAAGGGTTGCTGTGACGAAATTATCAAGCGCGATGGTCTCTTTGTCCCCTGCTCGCACCACTGCGACGGGTCCAAGTGCTCCAAGCACCTCAAGGAACGCAGCGGATGCGGTGACTACTGGGAGCGCTACGCGGCTTGGCAGAAGAAGGAGCCGTACTGCGTTGAGGTTGACGTCAAGAAGAAGGACTCCGAGGACACGGAGAAGAAGCTCATCAAGGAGAAGCCCTACAGCGCTTACCTCCACAGCAAGAAGCTCGACTCGACTGCGGTGGAGGATGAGCTTCAGAAGTGGGGCATTGAACTTCGCCTGGACTCCGAGCTCTTTCGCGCACCCGCCAAGCCGGTGAAGAAGAATCGCGGACGCAAGACGGAACTCAAGGTGGAAGCAGCGGAGTCGGACGAGGAAACGGAGTCGGACTCGGAGAAGGACTCCGAGAAATCAGAAGACTCGGAGTCTGAGCCCAAGGAAGAGCCCGAAGAGAAGCCCAAGGAGGAGCCCAAGAAGAAGGCTCCGCCCAAGCCACGGATGAAGAAGGCGCTTGGGACCCCTCTGGACGGACACGAGGGCGAGCTTGTCAAGGAGGAGATGGAGAAGGCTCCGAAGAAGGGCAAGTTCAAGGGCAAGCCAGAGAACCTCAAGGACGCCGAGCACGATGGCACGGAGTACAAGGTCTACGCGGGGAAGTTCTACGACAAGGACACCCTGGAGCTCGTGGCTTGGACGAACAAGGGTGAGTTCACGCTCATCTAAGCGCCGCTTCCGGTAAAAATGGTCCACAAACCCCATTTTTACTTAAAATTGATGATTTTGCGAACTATGAGTACCCTGTATAGTCCACAAAAATGGAATGCCAGATATGTTTCGATACTTTCCCGGAGTTATACAAAGTAGGTTGCGGTTCAACCGTCGACCACGAGATATGTTTTGACTGTGAGATGCAATGGCGTGAGAAAATGCCTGTACGCGATGGGAAACGCAAGATGAGTTGCCCCACGTGCCGTCAAGAAGAAACCTCCCGCACCGTGGAATCGCTTGAGCGCGAACTAGCAGCGCTCTATGGGACGGTGTATACCATCTCACCGCAAGATGAGGCAGAGAATGCGCTTCGTGCCATCATGAGCCTCGACCCCACCACACGAGCTTTCGTCGCGAATCGCATCTTGGCGACCACATTGGAAACCCCGTCCTAGGCGACTCTTGTCGGTAAAAATGGTCCACAAACCCCATTTTTACTTTAATTTTGGGAAAACCGTAAGAAAACTTAAAAAATTGACGGTTTTTGCGAAAATACTTAACCGGTATAGTCCACAAAAATGACATGCCAGATATGTTTCAATACTTTCCCGGAGATGTACAAGGTGGGTTGCGGTTCAGCCGTCGACCACGAGATATGTTTTGAGTGCGAGAAACAATGGCGTGACAAGATGCCCATACGCGATGGGAAGCGCACGATGAGTTGCCCCACCTGCCGTCAGCCAGAGACAAGTCGCACCATGGATTCGCTCGAGCGCGAACTAGCTGCGCTCTATGTGAGTCGTCCCACCCTTACGCTAGAAGAGGAGATTCTGAATGCGTTTCAGCTCTTCCGGCGTGTTGACCCAAGGCTGCGTGCTGTGTTCGCGCGTAACCTCCTGGCTACCACGCTTCCCGCGCCTAGCCCAAGGCCCGCCACGCAGTTCTGCGCAAGTGGCCGAGACTGTCTGACACGGTCTCGCGTCAATTCTCGTAGCAAGACCATCCTCAAGTGCCGAGCCTGCCGTGAGGTCGCGTGCTGCAAGAATTGTAGGTTCTGTACAGGATGCGTGCCCCTTGGGTCAAGCCCTGTCGCAAGCTCGGTCGCAAGCTCCGAGCCAAGCGCAGCTACCGCCTAAATGACAGTCAAGGGTAAAAATGGTCCACAAACCCCATTTTTACTTAAAATTGACAAGTTGTCTGTCAAATACTTATCTGTATTAAAAAGCACACCATGTCTAGTGAGTATTTGCGCCAGTATAAAGATAGCATTTTCGTGTTGGTCCGCACAGACAATTGGGCGAAGGTCGAGGAAAAGATAGACCAAGACAATGCCTTCGAGGAACTACTTCTTGACTATGTAGACGCACGTCTCGCGGTAGATGCCTGCTGGAGTGCTCGGATGCGCATCCACAAGGTGTCATACCCTATCAAGAAAGAGCGCCTGCTCGCAGAAAAGGTCGCGGGCGAAGCCCATCTGGCTGCGATTGAAAAACGACAGCAGTTGGAGCGAGAGGTGACCGAAGCCTTCTTGGGAGAGAGTGGGATGAAAGAAGATGCTCAGCGATGCAAAGAACTCTCCGAGGCGTGGGCACGGGCGAGTTTGGCGGGTCTCATCTGAACCCGATGGTCGGTAAAAATGGTCCACAAACCCCATTTTTACTTAAAATTGACGAGTGTTCGGGAAAATATTTCTCTTTTATTCAACAAGCGACATGGAGTTCTTTGCGCAATACAACACCACCCCTGCCGAGATGGGCATTGATTTGGAGTTCAAGGAGAAGTTCAAGGAAGTCGCCTCCCTGCTCGTCGCTCATGCGGAAGCAACCGTGGCTGCGCGGGAAGCCCACAAGACTTGGCGTGCGTGGAAAGGCGGTCGCACCAAGGCCGAGTTCTACAAGGAAGACCAGCGACTCAAGGGCCTCTCCAACGAAGCCTATCTCGCAAAGGCTCAGACACTCGAGGCTCTCCAAATCGCGCTGATGGGAGAGGCGGCGTGGCTGGAGGAAAAGCGCCGGGCACAGGAGAACTTGGACGAAGAGTTCGAGCAGGCTCTTCAGGACGACCTCGCATAAGCTCCCCCGCGGTAAAAATGGTCCACAAACCCCATTTTTACTTAAAATTGACAAGTTGTCGGTGACATTTGTAACCATACAATACAAACGCCAAGATGATGTTCGCTGAAGAAATCACCGCTGAAGAGCTGGGCATCGATGCCAACACCTTCATGGAGCGGTTTGACGAATTGGGACTCTTTATCGAGAACCATGCGGAAGCCATCGTGGCCTCGCGGAAGGCCTACAACGAGTGGCGCACCCAGTGGCGAGCCGAGTTGCACTCTGATGAACCCACACACGATACTGCCAAGGAAGTGAAGCGTCTCAAGGACTTGTACGAAGACGCCGAACTTAAGCAAGACGAGACCTACGAGGCCCTCCAGATTGCCGTCATGGGCGAGGATGCTTGGAAGGTCTTGAAGCGCCGTGCGGAGCCCGTCCTGGCCTAAGCGGGGCAAAAACATTGCGTTGTTTTTTGCTTTTTGTTTAAAATTGACACCTTTTTCACAAAAGGATGGACTTTATAGATGTAAATCATGTTTTCCAAGTGGTTTATGTGCTCGTCCCCCCAGTTGGATGTCAAGCCAAAGTTTACAGGAGAGTTGCCAGAAGATGTGGTCGGGCTTATCCGTGAGTTCTCGCGCCCTCGTCTTCGCTACCCGAAGACCTATAAGACCATCTTGACGATGTGTAACCTTAAGAGCTGGCCCGACCTGAGTCAGTATCTCTCTGTACCAGGCGAGTCACTTCACAGTGTCAATTACTATATTGGCATGGGTAAGAATCGCTTTAAGGTGGGACTCACGTACCTAGAAGAGGGTGAATACGTGACCCTCCTTTTGGTGGGAGCGTTTCCAGACGCCGAGACAGGCATCACTCCGGTCATTGGACACGTCGATGATTACGACCATGTGCCCTGTTTATTCACAGACCTTGTCGACGAAGTGCCATGAACGGTCCAAGAGCAGAAACATTGCGTTGTTTTTGCTTTTTTGTTTAAAATTGATGAAAAATACAGAAACGGTGAACGTTTTATCGATAAAACGCAACTTAGATTGCGATGGAGACCGTCAGCTTGAGTGTTAAACTTGGGAAAGACATGGGTCTTCGCCCCCACTTCATGATTCGTGAGTTCCTCAAGCCTCCCATGAAGCATTACTTCGCGTACAAACGCTCGGTAGCCAAACTGGCGGTCCGTCGTCCCAACCTCCTGGTTGCGGTCAAGCGAGGTCTCTGTGGCCCAGATGCCGACCGGGTCATTCAGGCGTTCGTGGTGTATGCGGACGCCGTAGAGAGGGCTCACACCGCGATTCAAGCCTGCCCGCTTGAGCCTCAGGCGCGCACCGGATTTTCGAGCGTAACCGCCTACAGTCTGTGGTTGGAATCCTGCGAACATTGGAAGACGTGTCTTGAGGTCGCCTCTGCTGCCAAGTTGTCTCAGTATTACAACACGCTGACGTTGCTAGACCTGGTCTTTGAAGAAGGGCCTGAAAAGGTGGCAGAGGTGGCCTATGTGCACGCATTTCAACGAACGCGTCTGCCAAATAGTAATCGGATGTGAGGGTGTATTTGGGGCAAAAAAGGGCGACTTTTTTGATTGTTGGATAAAATTGATGCTTTTTTGTCAATCATCCGGTGGTATATCGTTTCAACATGCTGTCTGAATCCCCGAAAAACGAGGTCCAACCCAAGCCAGAGCGCAAGCCGAAGGCCCCGTCTAAGCGAGAGGAAGAGCGCAATCCGAAGACACCCAAGCCGAAAGTGTATACGAACACTGGGTTTAGCTTCCCACCCCTTCGCATTGTGGAGGACAAAATGACCCCCAAGCAAATCCTGGAGACCTTCAACACGGCCTTTGGTGGCGACGCGGTCATAGAAGTGACCAAGGGCAAGGATGGCGCTCGTATCATCCATTTTGACCAAGGTTGCGAGCAGCGCATGTACTTGTGGGACGAGTTCTACGAGGCCCTGGACGAGTACGGTGCGGTGTGGATAAAGGCGGAGTACCTTGGCGACGAGGAGTATCCCCACACTGGCATCGCGTATCTCAAGGAGCCCCGGGAGGGGTACTGGGAGGTTCACTACGCCAAGAAGACGCCTCCCCGCCGTGCCACGGCCCTCGACAACCCTCGCGTGGGCAAGGATGGAAAGTTGCGACACTCACCTGCGCGACCGTGGCCACCTGTGGTTGTCAAAAAGTGTACCTGTTGCTGTTCATGCGGAGCAAAACCGATGGGCACCCGCATCTAAGGACCAAGTGGGGCAAAAAGGGCGACTTTTTGCTTTTTTGATTAAAATTGAAGCCTTTTTCGCGTTTATATTCAAAGTATTTAAACGATGGCCCTTTGTGATTACCCACTCCCTGAAGAACTCGGTCGCCTTGTGAACGAGTATGCCAAGCCGGCCTTCGTCCATTGGCGCCTCTTCAACGAAGCAAAACAAGTGGTTCCCAAACGACACTGGAAAGACCTCCGTGAGGCGCTCTCTGGACCCAATGCGGGCAAGGTATGTCAAGCGTTGACTATCCACATCGAAATGTGCCGTATTTTGATGGTTGCGGATACCAAACTTAACGACTACCGAGTCTCGATTGGTGACACAGGAATCGCTCGCTGGTGCCACGAGACCCGAACGGTGATAGTTCCCACCCTTACTCCAGAGCAGTTGACCGAGAGAGGGCGTTTGTCGCTTGTCTGTTACCAAACTCGAGGAATCCATTTCAAGACCTACCGCGAACTCTTGGTGGAGATGCACGGAGAGCCAACGGTAAAGTACGCCGAGTACTTGGACCGGCGCAGGGAGCGATATGGCTGGAACGATTACGGGCATCCGCTGACGTTGAAGGATTGGGAGGAAGACGAGTAGACTCCATGCTGGGGCAAAAAGGGCGACTTTTTGCTTTTTTAATTAAAATTGACGGCTTTTTCGAGAAGTCCGTCGAATTATTCACATTGAACGATGTCTTCAGACCGTGTCTACCCTGCTCTGCGCATTACGGAGGAGAAAATGACCCACCAGCAAATCCTCGATTCGTTCAACACCGCCTTCGCGTTCGAGTACACGCTCAAGGTGACCAAGTCCAAGAACACCCGCATCATCCATTTCGATGCGAAGAAGCTGAACGAGCTTACGGAGGATGACCTGGTGTTGGAGGAGTTTGACAAATTCTACGAGGACCTCGACCGCTACGGCAAGCTTTGGATAGAGGCGAACCCGCAGTATACGAACGAGACCGAGGGGTTCCTCTACATCACGGAACCGGAGGAGGGCTTTTGGGAGGTGACCTATGCCAAGGCCAAGCCCAAGCCAGTCAAGCCCGCAGCCAAGCCTAAGTCCAAGGCCAAGGCCAAGACCGCAGTCGTTTTCTGCACCTGTGGTGGCTGTACCTGCGGAAAGCCTCTGGGCACTGCCATCTAAGGACCCACGTGGGGCAAAAAGGGCGACTTTTTGCTTTTACTAAAATTGACATGCTACAAATCAAATACTTATCGACAGTACTATCCATGGAATTTCCGCCTGAACTTCTCAGCATCATTCGCGAGTTTTCCCGACCTGCTTTTGTCCACTGGCGCCTGTTCAATCAAGCGAAGTCGGTCGTCGAGGCTCGTCATCTGGCTCCCCTTCGGCGAGCTCTCCGCGGACCTCACGAGGCTCAGGTGAGCGAGACATTGAAAATGTATTTGCGGGCGGTCGAGCTCCGAAAGTTTTGCGAAAATAGCCTTCGTACCTTCGAACGGTCTATCGGCATCTATCGAGAAAGGTCGGTCTGGTGCCAGGAGACTCGCACGGTTAGGCAGTGGTGTCAGGAGACACAAACCGTGGTCCCCTTTCCGGTTCTAACAGAAGAGCAAACCACGATGAGTAATCGATGGGCATCCTGTGTCCTCAAGTCGTGTAACAAAGAGTTCACCTATCGTCGCGAACTCATGGTCCTCGTATACCAGTAAAGGGCGACTTTTTTGCTTTTTTGCTTAAAATTGAATCTCGAATAATTCACATCTCGTCCGTATAAACCATGGAGCTTCCACCTGAGCTTCTCACTCTGGTTCGTGAATATGCCCGGCCTATTCTCAAGTATCAAGACGAATATCTCGCAGCCAAGCCTACGCTCACACCTCGGGTGTGGTCGATTCTCCACCGAAGGCTGTGTGATGACGATTCGGAAAATGTCTTGGATATCCTCAAGATATATCTGAAGGCCTTTGCCCGACGGATAGAGGCCGAGCAGGAGTATGATGACCTATGCGCAACCCCGTGTGGACCCTACACAAGCGACCTTCAGATGCGTTGGACAGCGCAATGCCGTCTGCGGAAAAATGAACGTGACGCAAAGTGGTCTCAGGACGTGGTCTATCGTGAGCTCATGATTGCGATGCTAGGAGAGGAGACTGTCGACCGGGAGCAACTGGCCTATGTGGACGATGACTACACCTATGGTTCCGATTCCGAATAGGTCTTTTTCTTACTTAAAATTGATGTTAAAATGGAAACGTCTCTACATGTATTCACAAGATGGCTCACTTTCATTCCAATGTCTTTCAGCTTCCGATGGACCTTCGCCTTCAATGGTGGGACGCTATCATGCTAGAAGAGCGCGAGGCAATCGTGGCAGAATTCAAGGCACGCCCACCGCACGCGGTTCACCAGGAACGGATGAAACAAGTCATGCGAGACATTGGTTCGCATGGCATCGAAGACATCGTGACTGAGTTCGTTCACAGTGACTATTGTAGCCGGAAAGAGTCTGATTTCGTCCACTTCCTCACGGATGGATTCACTCAAGCCGAGCGCGCGGACATGCTGGTGCGCTTGAAACGGTGCCATTGCTGTAGCCGACACACGCACTACAAGAACGTCCCCTTCAAGCCAGCCGATGCCGTGCCCGAGAGCAAGAAGGTGGAGTGTTTCTGTAACTGCCGGCACTACACCCGCCTTTTCGCCCGGAAAACTCTTGCGTGAGTTTTTGATTGTGCTATTGCCAAAATTGATGAATCCATAAATCAAACACCCAAGATATATAAAAATGAATTACATTCGCGAAATTCGTCAGTTCCTCTTCGATTCTGCCCTCGCCGATTTGAGTATCGTTCGTTGGACTTTGTTGGAGGAACAGATGAACGGAGCCCATGCCACGGAATACATTGATGCTCTTCTTGCGCACCGAAACGCAAATCAGCTCTATGAAAGTGCGTCGAAAAATTACAAGACCTTCCTCAAGAGTGGCACAAACGACTGGGAAGAAGAGGAGAGGCTCTATGAACTCGTTCGCAAATATCGTGGTGAGTCGGAACGGACAAACCAAGTGATTCAAGACATGCTGTTGGAAAGTGATGAATACAAGACCATGGAACCCGAAGAAGTTCCAGGATACGTGTAATCCAGCAAAAAAGTATCTACATATCCTTCGCATGGATTCCATACTTTTTTGCCATCCAGATGAGTAGGTCCTTTTCCGCTTTTTCTTCGGTCTCCATGAGTTGTCTCAGTTCACCACAACAGAGGGGTACCTCGCTAGAAACATCGTAGTGCCTCCGCACCATGTTAGACTCCTCGTATTGCTTTACTGCCTTGTACGATTCCACATACTTCTTCAACGCCTCGAGTACTTGTTCCGCGTAGGGTCCCTCCAGACTGTCGTAGAGGTAGAGCCAGTGACCGCGTAGGTCCATTGCGTCCATTGCCTCCTCGTATTCTTTGTGGAAACGATGTTCCGGGTAAAATAGAATGCGGAATGTAATGCGAAAGAGGTCGAAACACATCATGGCACACTTCATCTTGCTATATCATCTTCTGACTTTTCAGTGAAATAATCAATTTTATTAAAGGTCTAAACAAAAAGGTCGCCACCTTCTTGTCTCATCGCTTTTGTCTCTTAGACCCACACGCGTCGCAACTGAATGGTGGTCTGTCCCTCTTCGCTCCCTGGTCCTGGGGGGTAGTTCTTGAGCAGTTCGTAGAAGCTCTGGGCGACGACGATGTCCCAAAACTCAGGTCCGCCGATGAAGTCCGATACCGCATGTCGCTTGTCTCGCTGGCACAGGTAGATTGCCCGTGACTCGTCTAGTTTACACGTCCGCCAGTCTACTCGGCATACCGGCCGAGCAAAGTCTTGAATGAGACTCTGAAGTGACTCTGGCATCTCCTTGCTTTCAGAGGGTGTCTCTTTCGTTTGGCTTGGTTGAAATGTCGAGAGGAGCTCCATCAAAGGGGGCACAGGTGAACGTTCAACCTTGGGCTCGGGCTTGTGCTGAAGGAATTCGAAAACAGCTTGAAAGAAGGTGTTGTCGTCCATTTCACGATTAAAGGCATTGATACCGTTAAGTATTTGAACCGAAACCCGTCAATTTTAAACAAAAAACCGTCTCACGCTGAGGTAGTCTTTTTTGCGGTTGACTTGCTTGTCGCGGGCTTGCTTGGGTACGTTCGCTGAATCCGTTCCCAGTTCTGCTTGGCGAGTTCCGCTGAGAGAGCCTCCATCTCCGGGTCCCAGTGACTACGGGCCACCGTCGGGAGGGGAGTTCGCGCGACATATTCGTGAAGCTCTTTAAAGTCCATGTTCGCTTTTTACAGATAAGTATTTGAACCCAAATCCATCAATTTTATCAAAACGCGATAAAATTTTACATAAAAGGCCAAAACCAATTCATTTCTTGTTCTTCAATGTAGTCTTCGAAGTCTTTCTCTGGTTCTGGTTCTGGTACGGGCTCGATGATTTCCTCTACAATCTTCGTATCGGTTGCTTCTACAGAGTGTGATGCTCCCATTCCATGGACTAGTTGTTTCTTTTTAAATACAAATCACTCTAAAATTGAGCGGAATGTCCAATCTGAAAGAATGGCAAACCATGCCACGAAAAACCAACGACGTTCGCCGTAAAGGCAAAGACAAAGCTCGCGAACACTTTGAGAAGAAAGGCAAGTACGATGGAAAATCCATTCGTCGTATTACCGCTTATTTAGAGAAACATCAACCTAAAATTGACGTGTTTTCGAGTAAGTTTTTTACTGTATAAAAACAAGAACATGTCCTCGATTGACCAACTTGTCTCCGACCTCCAGCTGGACCCACCTCCCTTCACGCCTCTCAAGCGTGTTGCTCCACGGGCTTGTCCAGATGCGCCTCGCAAGCGACGCGTGACCTTCCAAGAGCCTATCGAAACACCCCTCGTGCCTCCGCCATGGCACCTGGACCGACACGACACCTCTATCGGTGGATGGAACGCGGAACGGGCATAAAAATTGAACCCATTCGCGGTTCTTTTTTGTTTAAGTATAAAAATGACACCCTTTATGTTGGAACGCATTCAGGCCTTTGAGCTCTTGTACGAAGCAATCTTTCTTCCGCCTCCTCCCGTTCTCCGAAGGGAACACGCCGGTAACGGGGAAGCAGTGGAATGGCCAGACACCGACGAAGAGTGAGCTGTTTTTCTTGAAAATTGATGTCTCTTTTTATTCAAAAACTTAGGTAAAATGAAAGAATGAATCTATTGCTTCTCGAACAAGTGAAATGCGGGGGTACGACGGAATATGCGGTAACCTTGGTCACTGGACAGACCGATGACGAAGACAGCCACTACGTGGAGGGTGTTGAAAAGACACGCACTTTCGCAACCGAAGAGGAATCCATTCGTTGCTTCGAGCAATTGCGTCCTATCGCCAAGTACACGCCTTACGCAGCGCTTAAGCGTTTCAACCGCTATTGTAACCCAAATCGCATCAAGATGGACATGACTCAGTGTTTAGGACCCACCAAAATCCTCCAACACCGTGTCACGCGTCCCGATGGAACCATCTCTGTTTGGAAGGCGGTAGTGTCTGGTGGCGAGATTGCTTACCCAGGAACA